CATTGATGAAAGCCCTGTTCTGCGGGAACGTATCAAGCCGTCGCGCTCACGCGATAGTGGAAATACGATCCTGACGAAAGAATTTCAGGGCGGCGTTCTGGTATTGACGGGCGCGAATAGTGCGGTCGGTCTGCGCTCGATGCCCGTCCGTTATTTGTTTCTGGATGAGATTGACGCCTATCCCGGCGATATCGACGGTGAAGGCGATCCGGTTGCGCTGGCCGAGGCGCGGACGCGCACCTTTTCGCGCCGGAAGATATTTTTGGTCTCCACGCCCACGATCAAGGGTATGTCGCGGATCGAACGCGATTACCAGAACACGGATCAACGCCGTTACATGCTGCCCTGCCCGGATTGCGGCAAGGCGCAATGGCTGAAATTCGAACAACTGAAATGGCCGAAGGATTTGCCGGAGCTGGCGCAGTACGAATGCGAACATTGCGGCAGTCATATCGATGAGCATCACAAGACATGGATGCTGGATAACGGTTTCTGGGAAGCTCAAGTCACCGAAGGCATAGACAGCCGGACGGCAGGCTTTCACCTGTCATCGCTGTATTCCCCACTCGGTTGGCGATCCTGGGCGGATATCGCCCGCGCATGGCTTGACGCGCAAGGATCGGATTCCGCCATCAAGGTTTTTAAGAACACGGAGCTTGGAGAAACATACGTGGAAACGGGTGAAGCCCCAGACTGGCAACGGCTTTATGAACGCCGCGAAGCCTATAAATTCGGAACCGTCCCCAGGGGCGGTTTTTTTATTACGGCGGGCGTCGATATTCAAAAAGACCGGATCGAGGCTTCGATCTGGGCATGGGGCCGCGACAAGGAAAGCTGGCTGGTCGAACACCGCATTCTGGAAGGCGATACGTCCAGAACCGATGTCTGGAACCGCCTTTCCGTCATGATCGCCGAGTCCTGGCAGCATGAATCCGGTTGCGTATTCCGTTTAAGCCGCGTCGCGGTCGACTGCGGCTACGCCACGCAGGAGGTTTATGATTGGGTACGGAAGCATCCTTCCGCCTTCGTCACGGCGGTCAAAGGCGTTCAACGTGGCGCAGCCCTGGTCGGTGCGGCCTCGGCGGTCGACACCAGCGTCGATGGCAAAAAACTCCGGCGCGGCCTGAAAATCAGGCCCGTCTGCGGTCATATCGCCAAGCTGGAGCTGTTCGGCAATCTGCGAAAAAATCCGCCGACCGATGAAAGCGGCGATCCCTATCCGCCCGGCTATGTCCACCTGCCGAAGATCGATGAGGAATATGTGAAGCAGCTCTGTTCCGAGCAGCTCGTTACAAAACGCAATCGCTCCGGTTATGCCTTGCGTGAATGGCAAAAGATGCGCGACCGAAACGAGGCTCTCGATTGCTACGTCTATGCCCGTGCCGCCGCAGCCATTCACGGCCTTGATCGTTTTGGCGAATTGCACTGGCGTGAGATGGAACGCTCTCTGGGGCTGGATCATGTTCCGGCTCCCCGCCATGACGATAGCCCCGTTTTGCCGACAACTCCCCAACCTATAGGCCGCCGTGCGCGGAGCAAAGGCATAAAACTATGAGTACCTTGCAAGAAAGGCTGCAGCGGGTGCAGGCCGCCATCGAAGCGATTGAAACAGGCGCGCAGGAAGTGACCTATGAAAATCGCTCCGTCACGAAGGCCGACCTGAAAACCCTTTATGAGCAGGAAAAATATCTGGAGCAGCGTGTCGCCCGCCAAAGCCGTGGCGGTGGCATCCGGACGCGCGGAGGAGTTCCCTTATGAGACAATCCCGCATTCCACTGCCCAAACCGGACGCGCTGGATCGTGTGATTGGCTGGTTCTCGCCGGGAGCTGGCACGCGCCGCCTGAAAGCCAAGGTCGTCATGGTCCTTTATGGCGGCTATACCGGGGCTAGATCCGACCGCCGCCAGACAAAAGCCTGGACGACCATGGACGGCAGCGCCGATCAGGTCACGCTGCCAGATCTGCCTCTGCTACGCGAACGCTCCCGCGACCTTATTCGCAATGCGCCGCTGGCGACGGGCGCAATCAATACGGTCGTCACCAACGTGGTTGGCACAGGCCTGAAAGTGCAAAGCCGGATTGACCGTGAAGTCCTGGCCCCGTATCTAGGCGATAACGAGGAAGCCTTTGACGCTTTCGAACGGGCCGCCGAGCGCGAGTTCCGGTTCTGGGCCAATAGCCGCAACTGTGATGCGTCTGGTATGCAGGATTTTGCGGGCCTGCAGGATCTGGCCTTCCGTTCCACGCTGGAGGCTGGCGATGTCTTTGTCTTGCGCCGTTTTGTCAATCGCCCCGGCAGCCGTTATTCCACCGCCCTGCAACTGGTCGAGGCCGACCGTATCTGCAATCCAAATTTCAACCGCGACACGCCCTCTCTAAGTGGCGGCGTGGAAAAAGACCAATATGGTGCGGCCACCGCCTATCATGTTCTCCAGGCGCATCCTGCCGATGTCACCAATCCCGACAGCCGCCAATGGGTGCGGCTACGCGCCCAGGATAAGCAAGGTATGTGGCTGGTCAATCATCTGGCCCGCCCCACGCGCGTCGGCATGACGCGTCCTGTTCCTTATCTGGCCCCTGTTATCGAAAGCCTGAAGCAACTGGATAAATATTCGGAAGCCGAACTTATGGCCGCCGTGGTGTCGTCCATGTTCAGCGTCTTTATCAAATCCGAAGATCCGGATGGCCTTGCCCCCATGGGCGATGGCGGCGGACAGTCCAGCCGCGAGGAAAATGATTTTCAGCTTGGGCCGGGCGCGATCCTCGACCTGCTGCCTTATGAAAGTGTGGAGATCGCCGATCCTAAACGCCCGAACACCGCCTTCGACGGATTTGTGATGGCGGTGCTGCGGCAAGTCGGCGTGGCACTGGAGATTCCCTTCGAGCTTCTGGTCAAGCATTTCACCGCCAGCTATTCCGCCGCGCAAGCCGCGCTGCTGGAGGCTTGGAAATTTTTCCGCGCCCGCCGTGAATGGCTGGCCGCGATGTATTGCCAGCCAGTCTATGAAATCATCATCACGGAGGCCGTGGCCAAAGGTTATCTCCATGCGCCCGGCTTTTTCTCCGACCCCATGATCCGCGCCGCCTATCTCGGCACGGAATGGATTGGCCCGCCGCGCGGCCAGATCGACCAGCTTAAAGAAGGCAAGGCTGCCCGCGAACGGGTTGATATGGGAATCTCCACCCTCGCTGAAGAAACCGCCTCCCTCACAGGCGGCGATTGGGATCGCAAACACCAACAGCGCGTAAAAGAAAAACGTCAGCGCGTCGAAGCCGGACTTGAAGGCTGGCTAGACGAGCAATCGCGCATTCGCAGCCGCTATCTGAATCCCGCCACTGAAAGCGATGAAGAGCGCAATGACGAAGATGATGAAGACACAGACTCTGAGAAAGGAAATTAACGATGTGGGACATTCCAAGTGGAACCGGGCTGGCCATTCAAACGGATGTCCTGCCGCTCGAAGCGCCGAAGGCGTTTCAAAAAGATGCGCCACTCCTTGCTGGCGGGCATTTCACGCAGCAGGACTCCATCGCCGTCATTGATGTCAGCGGTGTGATAACGCCCTATCCGAATATCCTGTCCTTCCTGTTCGGCGGCACGGATATCGCCTCGGTCGAAGAACAATTTAACGATGCTCTCCACGATCCAGGCGTGGCCGGAATCGTGTTCCGTATTGACAGTCCCGGCGGGGTTATCACAGGCGTGGAAGAGCTGGCCTCTACCATCGCGCAGGCGCGCGGTATTAAACCGATTGTCGCCTATGCGTATGGAAACGCAGCATCCGCCGCCTATTGGATCGCCGCCGCCGCCGACCGGATTGTAGCTGGCCCCACCACTGTCCTCGGCTCCATCGGAGTCGCTATGGCCGTGGCCAAAGATCAGGATTCACAATGGGTACGCTTCGTTTCCAGCGGTGCGCCCCGCAAGAATATCGATCCCACATCCGAAGACGGACGGCAATCGATCCAGAAACGTCTGGATGCAATGGAAGCCGAATTTGTCGGGGCCGTGGCGCGGTTTCGGGGAACAAGCCCGGCGCGCGTGTTATCGGACTTCGGGCAAGGCGATGTATTGCCTGCTCGTGAGGCTGTGCAGATCGGTATGGCCGACCACCTGGGCGGGTTCAAAGACGCGCTCGCCCTTATTTCAACCCTCCAGACAGAAAGAAAAGGAGCCACTATGACTACACCTCAGCAAACGCAGAAAACAGGCGATGACATGATCGCGCGGGCCGCTATGACCGCAGATATGATCGCCAAGGACTTCCCCGATATTGCCGCCGCATTGATGGCACAGGGACGCGACCAGGCGGACGGTTCCGTCAGCAAAGCGAGCTTTAATGAAGGCTTCAAGGCTGGGGCTGATTCCGAACGCAAGCGGATTATCGCCATTGAGGACGTTGCCATGCCTGGCCACGATGCCTTGATCAAGGCCGCCAAGGAAGACGGCAAGACCACAGCGGGCGATCTCGCCATGAAAATCGTGGCTGCCGAAAAACAGCGCGGATCTAAAACACTCAAAACCATGGAAGAGGAAGCTGCCGCGCAGCCCGCCGTCCAGCCCACCACGGA